GATACTGAAGCTGCAATCACCAAGGGATTACTTGCATCTCGTGGAATTGATCAAGAGAGACTTGTTGTTGTCAATGTCGTTACCATAGAAGAGTTCCGAAGTAAGGCACTTCGTGCAGTAGATATATACCTTAAGACAGAAGAAGAGAATCGCAAACCTTGTATGTTCGTGTTGGATTCTCTTGGTATGTTATCAACAGAGAAAGAAATTACTGACGCACTTAATGATAAGCAAGTCCGTGATATGACCAAATCACAACTTGTTAAAGGTGCATTTAGGATGCTTACTCTAAAACTTGGTCAAGCAAACATTCCCCTTATAGTTACAAATCATACGTACGATGTCATCGGATCTTATATCCCAACTAAAGAAATGGGAGGCGGCAGTGGTCTCAAATATGCCGCGTCTACGATCATTTATCTCAGCAAAAAAAAGGAAAAGGATAAGACAGAGGTTGTTGGAAACATTATTAAAGCTAAGACGGCTAAATCAAGACTCAGTAAAGAAAACCAACAAGTCGAAATAAGACTCTACTATGATGAGAGAGGTCTTGATAGATACTATGGTCTTCTTGAATTAGGAGAACTTGGTGGTATGTGGAAGAATGTTGCTGGTAGGTATGAAATAAATGGTAAGAAAATATATGGTAAAGAAATTCTAAAAAATCCCACAGAATACTTTACAGAAGATGTTATGAAAAAGTTAGATGAGATTGCGATAAAAACATTTAGTTATGGAACTTTATAGTTACAATATCCTTCCTAGAAATTTTTGTGATTACTTAATTAATCTGTATGAAACAGATGTAGGTAATCATGAGAGAGTTGATAAAGAATCAAAACCAACTTTCACACAGTTGAATTTAAACAAATATCATGCTAATGTAGTATCAAACCTTTGTAATTATTTTTCTGTTGCTCTTGATTTCTATAAGAAAGATGTTCCACAAGCAAAGTATTTGCCACAATTCAAATACCTTGAAGAGTTTCGTATTAAAAAATATGAAGTTGGGGGAAAAGATCGATTTGATGAACATGTTGATGTGGTAAATTATCAATCATCAAGAAGATCTCTCGCTATGTTATTTTATTTAAATGATGTAGTTTCTGGTGGTAAAACTATTTTTCCATATCAGAACAAAGACTTTACTCCAAATAGAGGAGAAGTTATTATATTCCCACCTACTTGGGAATATCCACATTTGGGAGAACCACCAATAAGTAATTCCAAATATATCATGAGTACTTACCTACATTATGGAACGAATTGAAATTACAATCATTCGGAATCTTATTCACAATGAAGATTTTTCAAGAAAAGTCATACCATTTTTAGAACCAAGTTATTTTGAAACAAGATCTGAAAAAATATTATTTGAAGAAATATCATCATTCATTGTAAAGTATGGATGTTCAGTAACTGTTGAAGCACTAAATATTGAGGTTGAAAATCGAAGTGATGTTACTGATGATGAAGTCAAAGAAATAAATGAGATAACTCAATATCTAAATGACTCTCCTGTTGATCAACAATGGTTATTCGATGTAACAGAAAAATGGTGTCGTGACCGTGCAATCTATCTTGCACTTATGGAATCGATTCATATTGCAGATGGAAATGATGAGAAGAAAAATCGTGATGCGATTCCTTCAATCTTATCAGATGCATTAGCAGTTGCGTTTGATAATAATGTTGGACATGATTACTTACAGAACTATGAGGAAAGATACGACTACTATCACAAAAAGGAAGAAAAAATTGAATTTGATCTTGACTACTTTAACAAAATCACAAAAGGTGGTTTACCTAATAAGACTCTTAACATCGCACTTGCTGGTACGGGTGTCGGGAAGTCTCTATTCATGTGCCATCACGCTAGCTCCGTGTTGCTCCAAGGGAGGAACGTACTCTACATTACAATGGAAATGGCAGAGGAGAAAATTGCTGAACGAATTGATGCAAACCTTTTAGATGTATCCATACAAAATCTAAACGATTTACCAAAGAATACATTTGAAAAGAAAGTTGTAAGTCTTGCACAGAAGACTCAGGGTCAGTTAATCATTAAAGAATATCCAACTGCATCTGCACACGCAGGACATTTTAAAACATTGTTGAATGAGTTAGCATTGAAAAAATCTTTTAAACCTGATATAATATTTGTAGATTATCTAAACATATGTGCGTCTTCACGCTACAGAGCAGGTAGCAATGTCAATTCTTACTCGTATATCAAGGCGATTGCGGAGGAACTTCGTGGTCTCGCGGTCGAAACGAATGTACCGATTGTATCCGCAACTCAAACTACTCGCAGTGGTTTTGCTAGTTCTGATGTTGACCTTACCGATACCTCTGAATCATTTGGTCTTCCTGCAACTGCTGATCTTATGTTCGCTCTTATATCTACTGAGGAACTCGAAGGATTAAATCAACTCATGGTTAAACAATTGAAGAACAGATACAATGATCCAACTATATTCAAGAGATTTGTTATTGGTGTAGATCGTGCAAAGATGAGATTATATGACTGTGAGCAAAAAGCACAAGAAGATATTCTTGACAATGGGAGGGAAGAAGAGTATAATAAAGATGAAAAAGTTTCGAAGAAATCTTTTGCAGAGTTTAAATTTTAATTATGTCTGGAGATTACAACACACACAACAACCAACAACCTCATATCAATTATGCAGGATCAAAAGTTGACCTGGATAAGTATGCTTTATTCGTGGATGGTGTCACATCCGATCCCAGTAAAGATTATCAATCTTTCCTTAAAAGTCTTAGTGCCCTTGACGGAGAGGGTTCCAATATTCACAGGCTTCTTACTGCTGCTGTTGGCATCAGTGCTGAAGGTGGTGAGTTTATGGAAATCGTTAAGAAAATGGTTTTCCAAGGTAAACCTTGGAATCATGATAATCGTGAGCATCTTATTATTGAGTTGGGTGATGTGATGTGGTATGTAATGCAAGCATGTAAAGCATTGCATGTAACTCTTGATGAAGTGATTGAATGTAATGTAGATAAATTAAAGAAGAGATATCCTGGTGGAGATTTCGATGTTCATTATTCAGAAAATCGTAAGGAAGGAGACAGATGAGAGAACAACTAATCAAAGCACTCTTAGCACATGCACAAGGTGACATTGCTAAACATAAAGCAAATATTGAAGTATATCTTGCAAATCCTGTGGGTATTGGAGAACACTCAAATATTATAGAAGCAATCGAAGGAGAATTAGATATGATTGCCAAGTATCAAGACCAGATAGACATCATAAATAAATACTTCAAAAAGTAATGAAGTATGGATAGTGCAGTTCAAGATTTATCCCAAAGTATATCTGGAGTTATAAACTCTCTTAGTACTTCTTTGGGTATATCTATTAATGAGCAAAATACTTCTGGTAAGTATATTGCAATCTCTTGTGAACAGGATAGAAATGATACCAGAATTTCTTTAGAAAAATCTTTGAGTAATGTTGCTGGTATTAAAGTTGGTAGAATAAGTGTTGCATCTAAATCATCTTTTGATTTAACTCAGGTTTTAGGTCTTGGATCTGAGATGAGACTTATCTATAAACCCTCAAAGGGTGGTATGCAAGAAACCACTCTTAATTCTTCTATTACAGAATTATTTCCAGCACTTGCTTTTAGTTTAGGAATAAGTCCAAAGTTAAAAAATGATAAGTTCTACAATCAACTTATTGTAAAAAATCAACCAAGATTAGGTGTATATAAAAATCAAAAGGCATATGAAGCAGGTAAATCAATATTAGATAATGCATCTACTTCTACTAAACTTGATGCTAAAATAACAAATGCGAAAGCAATATATCGATATTTGTTAACAGAAAATAAGAGAAAAAAAATTAATAAAGTAGTATGGGGATATCGTCCTAACATGAAACCTTCTGGTGTGAATGCAAACCATAAGGGAGATATATTCGTTGTCTTTAATGATAAAAAGATGGTAGGTATATCATTAAAAGCAGGAGGTTCTGGCACTAAGGAACCACAATTTAATAGTTATGTCAGACCAATTTACAATTCCTTTGGAAAGTTGGGAGACTATTCTAAATTACAAAAAGCATCTTACGAAAATTATTATAAAAATATTCCTGATATGGTTAAATATTCCGATTATGGAAAATCACCTATGAGAAAGGTTGTGCAGGATTATGAGAAAGCATTTCCTAAAGATTATGAAAAGAGATATGATTTGCAACTTGCATTTGTCAGACAGACACTTTGCAATTTAATTAACACTTATCCAGATAAAGCTAAACAATGGTTATTGAAAGAAGTTGTTGCAGAACAACAAGATGTTCCTCTTGTGGTCTTAAAAGCATATGGAGACAAAGCTGAGTTAATAAATGATGAAAGTGTTTTGAGAAGTTGTGTACAGACAGCTAAAAAGAAAGGAGGAGTGTTTGCATATCCATCTAGTAAATCAAAACAAAATTGGCATATAGATATGATATGTAATACAAAAAAGACAACTTTAAATTTTTCAGTTAGAACAAATGCGCCTGGAAAAAAACATAAATTAGCACAGTTTGTAAATCTTGCAGTTAAATTTAATGGATTAAAGTGATGAATAAAACAATCGAAAATTTAATTCAATCCTTTGAATCTAAGTCAAAAAATAGAAAACAAATTTTTAATGATTTTTTATATCATTGCTTT